CGACGAGCTGCGTGGGGGTCGCCGAGGACGCGGTCACGTCCCAGATCCCGGTCGACGTCGTCGCGAACACCTTGTTCGATGCCGACACCTGGGCGGTGAAGGGCATGACACAGCGGACGGCACCGCCCGTGAGGCCGGTACACCACTCCTTGCTGCCGAGCCGGACCCGCAAGCCGTACTCGGCCGGGATCAGGTTGAACCGCAGGATGCAGTCGCCCGCCGGGAAGTCCCCGCCCGCCGAGATCGTGTTGATCGACCCCATTGGCGCCGGGATGGAGACCGACGACAACGGACGCGCCGCGCTGAGCGCCGAGGCGATCCGGCTCCGTTTGGCGTAGGCGAGGAGGCCCACCTAGAACCCCACCAGCGTGTCGGGAAGGTTGTCGGTGTCGAGGAACCGGAAGCCGGTCGACCCGCCGCCGAGGTTCAGCACCGGGGCGTCCCCGACCGTGGCCTTTGCCCACTCGAGGCGCTTCTCGTACTCGGCGAGCGCGATCGTGGCCTCGGGCAGCCCCTTTGACGCGAGCCACCGGAACCGGAGGCCGAGGACCACGAGCGTCGGATCGAACAGGACATAGTCCGTTGCGGCGATGACGTGGTCGGAACCGGCACCAGCGGCCGTCTCGATCCAGTTGCGGGAGACGTACTCGCCCGCGATGGTGAGCCCATCCGAGGGCGCGACCGGGAAGGTCAGCCGGTTCCCCTGGATCCGGTGGTCGAGGCCAAGAACCAACGCCGCGTTCCATGCCCTGATCGCCTGCTCGCGCTGCGGCGTCACCGGTCCCACGAGCCGGAAGGTGTTGGTCCGGTCCCAGAGTGACCCGGGGACCATCTCAACGTAGTCCGCCGGCAGGGCGTAGGACGTCGCGCTGGCCGCCGTGGTCAGCGTGAACTCGCGGTGGAGGTGGGCGGTGATCTCGGACGCGAGGTCCATCCCGAGCGTATCGAGGTGCTCGAGGAGGCGCTGAACCTCCGGATCGGTGGACGTGAATGGGTCGTACGCGGCGACCTGGGCCCGGGAGAGGCCGAGCACGTTGCACTGCACCGCGGCGCGGGCCACGAGTGGCCCGACCGTCGAGAACCCGGAGGTGGACGACGCCGCAGCGCTGACGACGACGGTTCCGGCCGCCGACGCTGCCGGCGACTCGATGACCCCGGCCACCTCGGAACCGTTCAGGGTGAACTTGTAGACGATCGAGGTTGCGCCGACGGTGGTCCAGTCGACGGGCCACCAGAACTGCCCGGTGACGCCGATCTCGGTCAGCGTCGGGTTTGCGACCGCCGCGAGCGTATCGCCATCGACGTAGCTGTTGACGGTGGGCGTGCCGCCCGCGTTCGCCATGCCGAAGTCGACGACGTAGCGCATCGCTTACTCCTGGGCCTCGGGCTTGACCTTCGGAGGACGGCCACGGCGCTTGGGCGCGGGAGCCTCCTCCACTGCGACCGGAGCCGGCGCAGGCGGAACCTTTCCGCCGAGGGAGGCGATCGTCTCCCGCAGTGTGGCGATCTCCTCGCGGAGCGCCGCCGCCTCGGCCCTTGCCGCCGCCACCGGAGCGGCGTCTCGCATCTGCACGAGGAAGTCGCGGGCGCGCTGCCGGTCGGCGAGGCTGCCGCGCATCTTCTGGCACGTCGCGTCGGACAGGCCGGCGAGCTGCTCCACCGTGATCACGCCCATGTCCTCGTAGCCGCGGGCATCGGCGGGCTCCATCTGGCCCCAGCGGCGCAGCGGCGTGCCGGTGACCTGATGCAGATCGCCTCGCTTGAACTTCGCGTAGGCGCCGGGGAACCGTTCACGCGGGTCCGGGGTCATCCGGTCCACCCGGCCGACCATGACGTTGTCCTGATCGCCGGGGATGCGGATCTCGCACATCTCCCGGGACTTGTAGATGGGCCGGCCCTGCTTCGCGGTCTCGGCCTCGTCCTTGATCTCTTCGGTGTAGAAGCGGGGGCGCAGCTTCTTGTCCTCCTCCGACGCCTCCGCGTCAGAGAGGTCCGAGAAGGCTGCGTCACTCAGCGGGTCGATCACGGGGAATCGCTCCTTCGTTTGAGGAGGCCCGCCCCCGTGGCCGAGGGCGAGCCGTGCGGCTTCCTAGGGGCCACGCGCCGTCGCTTCGCTAGACCGCCTTGATCACGTAGGGGAACTGGCAGACCGCGACCGCGTAGTGCGCCGGGGTCGTGTCCGTGGTCCCGGGGATCGCCGAGCCGCCCGCGTCGAGCGCCTCCTGGAGCATCATCCCGACGATGGCAGAGCCGGCGACGATGTCGTCGGCGACGGTGCCGGCGGTCGCGGTGGCGTAGGCGGTCAGGTTGGCCGTCACGTCCGCGGCGATAAGAACCAGGCCGGCGCCCTTGACGAGGTACCAGCCGTACTGGTTGGCGACGTTCGCAGACTGCGCGATGCCGCAGAACCCCTTGATCGTGCCGCCCGCGGCGCGGGTGGTCGTGAAGTCAGGGTTGATCTGGATCGCCTCGTAGGCGGCCGTGGAGGCCACACCCTTGGCGTAGATGAACTCCGCCTCGCCGAGGACCGGATCGATCGCCTTGATCCGGGTGCCGAGGGCGTAGTTCTGGGTGGTCGAGGTGGCGTTGATGGCCTGGGGGCCGCCCGTGGAGAGCGGGAAGACGCCGGCCCCGTTGTTGGCGGGCTTGAAGGCCTGAGCGAAGGTAGCCATGGTGTCAGTTCTCCTTGTCCGCGGGGGTTACGCCGCGAACTCGATCCCGCCCTGGAGCGCGGCGTTGGACATGGACATGTTGAGGGCCGCGGCGAGGAGGACGATCTCGGCGTCCTGGTCGACCGGGGACCGCTTCGGCAGCGCCTTGAAGTTGCGGCCCTCCGCCACGCGGACCTTGAGGAAGTCCGTGTTGACGAAGTACGTGGTCGAGGCGGTGCAGTTCGGGTCGTAGACCCAGATCCCCGACTTGTACTTGAGGGCCTCGAACCCGAGGTCCGCCATCTTCGGGTCAGTGAACCGCTGGTTCGTCTGGAGCGCGGCCTCGTAGGCGCCGGTGCAGACCGAGTCCGCGACGAGCACCTTCGGCTTGTCGCCGTCGCGCTCGAGCGAGTACCACATGGTGTTCAGCCGGGTGAGGAAGTCCGTGGTCGGGGTCGCGCCCGTGTCGGTGAACTTGTTGCGCCAGAAGGCGTTGGTCGCCGTGGCGCGGTTGATGCCGCCGACGGTGCCCGTGGTCGGGGTCTTGGAGATGAGGAGCTGGAGCCCGCCGATCTGCTTGCCGCCCGAGCCGGTGCCGTCGCTCATCACGCCGACCGCGACGCGGTTGCGCATCGTCCGGCGCGCGTTCTTGATGCGCTCCTTGGCGAGGTCGAAGCGGCGCCGGCTGCCGACGTTCTGGACGTCGGTCTCGAGGCCGGTGTTGACGATGGAGACCGCGAGCTGCTTCCAGGCGTACTCCGCGGCGGAGAACTCCTCCTGGGGGTTGATGTTCAGCCGCTCGCCGCCCGAGTACCACTGGGCGTTCGAGTTCTCGGCGTAGGCGAGGGGCTCGAGGATCTTGGTGCCGCCCTCGATCGTGGTCCAGCCGTCGTGGGCCTTGAGGTAGGCGGTGAGGGGGGAGCCGAGGGAGACGTCGTCCGCGACCTCGTCACCGAGGAACTCGAGGGTGGTGGTGATGAGGTCGGTGTAGCTCGTGTTCGGGGAGGCCATGGGCCTACCTCGCTTTCAAGGAGTGGACTGCCTGTTCGCGACTTCTGCGCGTTGACGGCCCAGCGCCGTTCGCTCGCGCCCCGTCGCGTCGAGGGGCTCTCTTGAAGCGGGTTGGCCCGAAGGCTCCCGGTGCTACAGGCCCAGCTTTTCCCGGGCCGCGTCCATCGCTGCGTCGATCCCCTTGGGCTTGGCGCTCACTGGCGCTGCCGGCTGGGACCGGATGCTCACTGCTGCCGCCTTGGCCTGCGCGGTTGCCGCTGTGCGGGTCCGCGCCGCTTCCGCGGCCTTGCGCTGCTGCTCCTGCTGCTGGAGCCGCGCCCGGATGCCCGGGTTTGCCCAGCGAGCCTCATCGTAGGCGGCCTTCGGGGTCAGGTTTCCGCCCTGGAGACGGTCCGCCTGGAGGAGCCTGGTCATCTGCGGGAGCACCTCGTCGAGGTCTTCCGGGGCCGAGGCCAGGAACTCGCGGATCGTGGCCTGGTTCGCCGCCTCCTGCTGCCGGACCCGCTCCTCCTCAAGCGCGCGCTGGACCTCGGCGCGGGGGTCGAAACGGGGCTGGGCCTGCTGCGCCGGAGGGGCCTGCCCGGATAGCGCCGCGTTGATGGCCTCGAGATCGACGCCGTAGGAGCCGATGATCTGGGCGACCACCGCCGCCTTCTGCTGCGGGGTGCCCATGTGCAGCGCCGCCGCGGTCTGGAGGACACTGCCGGCGTACTGCATGGAGTCCATGCCCTGAGAGCGGGCGAGCCCCTCGAACGGCGCGAGGGTGCGGTGGACCGCCTCGGCCGTCTTGGTTGCCTCGGCGCTCCGCTGCATCACCTGCCGGACCTCGCGATCGATGCGGATGAGGTCTTCCTGTACCTCGCGGGGGGCCTTGGAGAAAGCCTCCTTGGCCGCCGGCCGCAGTGAGCTCGGGGGTTTGAGGGTGGAAACGGCCTCGGCGGACGGAGCGGGGGAGGGGGCCGCCCCGTCCGCCGGGGCCTCGCCGGCAGAGGGCGCCGCTGACGCCGCCCCGTGAACGCCGCCCTTGGGCGCCGCCGCTGCCGGTTCCTTGGCCTTGGCAGCCTTCGCCTTCGGCGTCTTGGTGAACTTGCCCGACTCGTCGCGGGCGCGCTGCTCGGCCTGGGCCTGCGTCTCCTGGGACTCTGCCGGCGTCTCGGGGGCCGCCTCGACTACCTCGGCAGGGGCTTCCGCCTCCGCCTCGCCGTTCAGGTGCTGCTCGGCCTTCTCCATCGCTTCGGTCAGCGCATCGCTCACGGGGTCAGTCCCTCATCTTTCCAGCGTGGTACAGCTTGCGAGCGGCAGCCTCCGCTGCGCTCTCGGTGCGCCGATCCAGCGCGCGTTCCCTCTGCTTCACGGCCTGCTCTCGGAACTGCGGCGAGTAGTCCGACGCCTCGGTGACGCCGTTCTCGCGCATGAACGCCCGGCGCTTGGCACGGCTGCCGATGTCCACGACGCGGTTTCCGTCGTGGAAGGTCGTGCCCTCGTGGATGCGGTCGGCGATGATCTGGGTGCCGCACTTCGCCGGGGGAGGCCGGTAGTCCTCGGCCCGGACGAGAGTCTTGGTCTGGGGGTCGTAGATCCACCGGCCGCGCTGCCCCGGCTTCTTCTCGCCCAGCGCCGCGTCATGGCCGGCGCGGTAGCTGTCCGTGCTGGCCTGGGAAACGACGCACTCGCCGACGACGGTTCCGCGTGCCACGCTATGCCCCTCCCTCGGTGAGCGGCGCCTGGTCGAGAGCGTCGTCCTTCGCCGCCTGGCGTTCCGCCATGCGCTGACCGAACGACTCCCGGGCCGCGTGAGCGTCGAGTACGGTCTGCTGGAGCCCGGTCTGTGCCTTGACCACCTCGGCCTGCGCCTTGATGCCGGCCGCGCCCGCCTTGACCTTCTCGGCCTCGAGCTTCGCCATCGCCGCCGGGTCAGGCTGCGGGGGAGCGGGAGGTTGGGCAGCCTGCTGCTTCAGGTCCGACACGTACCGGTCGACGATCGGCTCGAATCGCTCGGAGCCCCGGAACCCGGACAGCATCGCCTGGAGCATCTCCGCCGCGAACATCGCCATGCCGGGGGACGCCGCAGCCACCGGGGCCACCTTGCCGATGTACTCCCCGACCGACCCCATGAGGGAGATCCCCTCCTGCTGCACGGCGTCGTAGTCCGTCATCGCTAGGGAGTCGGCGTCCACGTCGATGCGGTAGTCAGCGATCGACGACTTGAGGAGGTCGATCGCCTGCGGCAGCAGCGCCGCGTCGTCGCTGTCCGGCTGGATATTCGCCCGCTGAGCGATGGTCTCGGCGTCGAAGAACTTGGCGATGAGGAAGGCCCGGATGCGCTGCGCCTCGGAGGCGAACCGGGCGTACTCATCCTGCTCGGCCGAGACGCGCTGCGAGAACACCCGCATCTCGCCGCGCGCCGCCGTCGCCGTCTTGCTCGAGTCCGACTGGCCCCGGGTCAGGTCCGACTGCGCGGTGATCTCGTAGATTTCCTGCTTCACGAGGGCGAGGCGCTGGGAGAGCGCCAGGATCGCCTCGATCTGGTCCTTGTTCTCGAGGAGGGAGACCGCGTTCTGGATGCCTCCCTTGTCGACGAGCGCGGCGAAGCTCTTGAATGGGACCAACCTCCCGTCCACCGCGGAGGTCAGCAGATCCTTGAGGGGCTCGCACCCGGCGTCGTAGACGCCCCGCACCCGCACCTGCTTCACGAGCGCCCGGATCCGCTGCTGGAGCTCGTGCGCCTCGTCGTACTGATCCTTGGCGAGGTAGTACGTCGAGCGCGGAATGCACTTCGACGTGGTCACGTTCGCCATGAGCGGCTCAGGGCACGGGAAGAAGCCCGGCAGGCCGTACGGGTCCGGCGAGACCTTGAGGATTGTGCGCTCCTGTTCGCAGAGGTGCAGGACGCGCTTCGACTCCTTGTCCCAGATTTCCCAGACCTCGGCCCGGCCGAAGGCTTCCTTGATCTCGTCCGCCTTGCCGTCCTTCCTGCCGGCGACGCGGAACGGCTTGCCCGGGAACTGCTTTTCCCACTCGGCCTTGGTCAGGTTGAGCTTGCGGAAGATGGCGAGGACGTCCTCCCACGTCTCGGAGGGGTCCCACATGAAATCCCGCCACTTGGCGTGGTCGGTCTCCACGTCCTCGCGGGCCTTCTGCTCGCCCTTGATCACCTCGCCGGTGTCCGGGTCTGTAGTCTCGGTGGGCTCCGTCTCTACGACGTACCGGAGCCACACCTGCCCGAGGCCCGGCTTGAGCCAGTCGCCCTTGGCATTCGCTAAGGCCTTTCGGTAGCCGTCCGACTCGCGTTCGATGTCGCTGTTGAGGATCCGGTCCAACGCCATCGCCGACACCCGGGCGACGTCGTCCTTGGCATCGGCGAAGCGGCGGCGGGCCCGGACCTTCGGGACGCCCGAGAGCGTCGCCGACTTGGTCTGGACGTTGCCGAAGAACAGGTTGAGCCGGGAGGTCTTGCCGCCCTTGCCCAAGAACTCCTTGACGACGACTTCGCCCTCGTTGTGGAAATCCTCGAAGAAGTCCTTTGCCGCCTTGAGACGAATCATCCACCGGCGCTGGAGGCCGGATGGCGACTCGTCGAGCTTCTGGGCGTCCTCCTTGACCGGGTCGTTTTCCTCGCTCACGAGTCCTGCTCCCGGTCGAAGGCCGCCCACTGCTCCTCAAGGGTGGGGGCACGGTCCACGATGGGAGTCTGGCCCCTCTTTTCCTCGGGTTTCCGGGTCATTCCCTCGGCGAACTTCGCGACCACGGCCGTGTAGCGCCACGCGTCCGACCCGTGGCTCGACCAGTCATGCTCCGGAGCCGTGGACAGGACGTCGCGGTCCTCGTCCCAGGCGTAGTGGTACGCCTTGAGCGCCTCGACCCCCTCCTGGCAGCGGGTGTGGAACCGGATCGGCTGCTGGAGGAGCCAGCGAGCCGCTTGGATGCCGTCGAGGAGGCCGCGCTTTGGCACCAGGGCGACGAGTTCCTGCCCCCACCGCTCCACGCACTGTTCGAACACCGACGAACCGGTGAGGTGGACCCCCACGGCGTCATGCGGCAGCCAGTGCTTGAGGGCGCGCAGGCCCAGCGCCTTGAGCCGACGCTCCACCTCGTCGTGGTAGTAGCTGAGCGGCTTCCCCTGCCCCTCGAAGTAGTCGAGGACGTCGTATCCGTTCGCCGTCGCCGCCCAGATCCAGACGGCCGTGGCGTCGCCCTTGGCCCCTGCGCCGCCCAGGTCCCAAGTCGTGAACACCCGGGGCTGCTCGGGCTCGAACTCGCAGACGGCGCCGGCCTTCTCGAGCGCCTCCATGAGTTCGCCCCAGACCGCGCCGACATTGGCCGCGGTCCAGTCGCACAGGTACTCCTGGCGGATGATCGCTTCCGGGCGTCCCTTGGCCCGCTCCTCAGCGATCGTGGCGTCCGGGTCGTAAGCCCGGGTGTCATAGAGCGTGTGGAGTGCGCAGAAGTAGCGGGCCGGGTTCTGCGCCGCCGCCAGTTTCATCCGGTCGTACAGCGCCTTCCCGTGGTTGTTGCCGCGGGGGGTGTAGACGTACGCCTCCCAGCCGTCGTTCTCCCGCAGCATCGGGGCGATGAGGTCGGCCGCCTTGGGCTTGGCGATGCTGTACTCGGAGTGCAGGACACCGACGGGGCCTGAGCCTACGGTCTCGATCTTGTCCGTCCCGAGGAGCCGGTAGATCGAGCCGTTCTTTAGCTCGACCGCCATCTGCTGGTTGTCCCGGCGCCGGATGGTCTCGGGCGGGAAGACGAAGTCGAGGATGCGATCCCCGTCCTTGGTGAAGCCCTCCCAGATGGCCTTTCGGCCCTGCTCGAATGTGGGGAAGGTGTGCCAGTACGCCCCACGGCGGCGCCAGGCGCAGATGTTGAGCATCTGCATCCCCATAATGTCCTTGCCAGCGCGTCGGTGGTCGACCTCGACGGCGCTTTTCCCGCGCCCGTCGTGCCCGTTGGCCGTGAAGTGGTCGATGAACGGCCGTTGGTACCAGCGCGGCCGGAACTTCTCATTGGGGATGAGGATCTGGCGGGCTGCCACCGCCCGTGATGGTGACGCCTACGGCTTGTCGGGTTTCTCGCGGGCGAGATCCCGGACCACGAACTCGACGGGGCCGCCGTCCGGGCCAGCGTGCTCGGTCCGCGCCAGCGTAGGTACGAAGTGCTGCGCCATCCTCAGCAACAGGTCGGACGCCTTACCGGGGTTCTTTTCGAGATACGGGATCTTGGTGCCGTCCTGTAGGAAGTGGACCGCCTCGAATCCATCGCCTGTCTCCCGGATCCACCGGTCGAGGTCAGCCAAGCGACGCTCGTAGACCATGCGGAACGCCTCGCGGTCCTCGGCCGTGGTCTTGTTCGGCGAACCCTTGGGGCGTCCTGCGCCCGGCCTTTTCCCGCCTCGTGGCACCGATCGATTCCTCTGATTCTTTTTCAGCTACTTTGGAATAGTTCTTGCCTCGGGTTTCGCGCTGGGCGTAAGCGCGTAGTCCTTAGCTACGACCCCATGCTTAACGCTCCCGCGGACGGCGGCATCCCACCAATAAAGGCCTTTGTGCCTTCCGAAAAGCCCTCCGCCCTCCCGGAAATCCTTGAAGTGACCTCTGCACAGGTGCAGCGCCACGCCAAGGCTATTCTCGCCGAGCCCGCCCTCCTGTTCTAGGA